CGCCTGAATCAGCGATAATCATGTGCGATGTCGGTACAGATGCGGGAGCGGCAGATGATCCAATCTGGACATGCAGTTTGGTATCAGGTGACGTTGTACCGATACCAAGATTGCCAGACGAATCAAGACGCATACGGGTTACACTGTCAACCCTCATCGAAATACCGGAATCTGCAAGATCGTTACCTTGGTCAGCGGCCAACACCAAAGAACCATCAACCGAATCATGCTTAATGAAAGACTCAGAAGGGGTTACCGTGTCCTCAAAAATTAAATATGAGTCATCATCCTTGCCGATACGTATGTCACCGATCACATGCAACCTCTCGGCAGGTGATGTTGTGCCGATGCCCAGATAGTTGTTCGTGTCATCCCAAACCAGATTGCTGGCATCACTAGAGAACGTACCACCCGAAGCAAACTGGATAGCACCATCAGTACCCGAAGCAGCAGCACTTACAGCACCAACTTCAATCCACTGCGAACTCGTCCCGTCATTATAATAAATATAAGTTTTAGCAGTATCACTATCAAACCACAAATCACCATTAACAGGAGTCGATGTAGGAGGGCTAGAGCCTATAGAAATATTAGCAACAGAAGAACCACCAACATCAATCCAAGCCCCATCATAATAAATATGGAAATCAGCCGTATCTGACTCGAACCACATATCACCCTCAACAGGGCTAGACGGAGCCGCATCAGAAATAGCAACATCTTTTACATGAACAATAGCGTTAGTAGAATCTTTATAAAAGATTTTGCCATCAGCATAATTGATAGCAAGTTCACCATACTCTAAAGATGAAGGGACATTCGTAGAGGTTCCAGAATTTTTTAACTTAATGGTGTTAGCCACCTAAAACCTCCTTAGAAAGTACCCCCGTCAAAAGTGACACCATCAATAGTACCACCATCAATGTTGACGTTTGTTGAAGCTTGCGTAGCCATTGTACCAAGTCCAAGAGTGGTGCGTGCGGTAGCAGCATCAGTATCATCAATTAAAGAGCGACCAAAGGAAGTCAAAGTCGCAACAGCAGCAGTATCTGCTGCCGTAAAGTAAATCATTCTATCAGCAACAGTTGTCAAGCCAGCAATCGTTGCAAGAGTCGCATCATAAGCCTGAACATTAGTGCCAATAGCAAGACCCAAATTATTTCTAGCGTTTGCCGCATCAGTAGCACCAGTACCACCATAAGCAACACCAACAGCAGTACCCTGCCAAACACCAGTACCAATCGTACCAACAGAAGTCAAACTAGAGCCAGTAACCCCAGAACCAAGTTCGCCACCATCAAGAACCTTAGTGCCATCAATCTTGTATTCTTTACCAGAAGCAAGATCCATGTGCTCTGAAGATGTCCAAGAATCAGTCGTATTCACCCAGTTGAAGGTGTGGTTGGTTGTACCAAGAAGTGTAATACCACCACCATCAGCAGATGAATCAGATGGGCTAGCAACATTAGCAAGAATGACGTTCTTGTCTTCAACATTAAGAGTTGCGGCATCAATCGTTACAGTTGCACCGCTTACAGTCAAGTCGCCAGTGACCGTAAGGTTACGTCCAACAGTCAAGTCTTGAACAATAGAAACATCGTCCGGCAAAGTAAGTGTAATATCACCAGTAGAAGCATCAGCACTAATTCTGTTAGTTGTTCCGGTAATAGAAGTGACACCAGAGTTTGTAATAGTTGCAGTTGAACCTTCACCAGCAGTGTGAGAAACCGAGATGCCTGTACCGGCAGAAACATCGGACATATAGTTGCCGGTAGTATCAGTACCCAAAGCAACTGAGTTAGCAGCAATAGTTGCCGTAAGAGTAGCATTGCCAAGATTCGTAACAGTTGCGCTACCAGTTAGATCACCTGCAAGCGTTAGGGTAAAATCATCAACATTCAAAGCAAGCGTGCCAGCAGTATCATCATAAGTAGCTGCAATACCTGAATGAGTTGCCCCAGTAATCATTGTGGAAGCAGTATCTTCAATGTACTCTTCCAAGCCCGTCACAGCAGAAGTTGCAATAGCGATATTTGTATCAGAGGCAGCAGTCAAACGACCTTGACCATCAACAGTAAACGTAGCAACGGCAGAGGCAGAACCGTAACTAGCCGCAGTAACAGCGGTATCATCAAGATCAATAGCAATTTGATTATTAGAAACAGTAGTAGTGATACCAGTATCACCAGCAAAAGTCAAAGTATCAGTACCAACAACAACGCCATCAGCAGTCCCGCTATCAGCAGCAACAGTAAGAGTGCTACCAAAACCGGCAAGAGCGGTATCAACATATGCGGTTGTTGCTACCGATGTTGAGTCATCACCCTGAGACTTTGTTGAAGCAGTAGCAGAAGAACCTAGAGCAACAGTACCCGTAAAAGTTTTTCCACCAGAAATGGTCTGCGTACCAGAAAGACCAACAAAAGCACCGGAACCACCAATTGAAATGACAGTGTTAGCGTCACCATTGACATCAGTACCAGTACCATAATAAAGGACATCATCGACCTCGTTAAATGCCAGTTCAGCATTTTTTAGTGAAGAAGGCGCTCCGCTTAAACCAGTAGCCCTTCTTTTAATTCGAATTGTATTCGACATTAGAAATTACCTCCATTTAAAAACATCCCTGTTGACGGATGCCTATGATCTGCTCTTGAAGCGAGCAGGCTTGTCCCAGCAGAACCTGTATTGGACAACTCAAGAGGAATATCGCTAGAAAACTGAATTGCCGCACCCAAGTTTAATGTTGCTGGAGCAGCTACCAAAACTGTTGCTTCGGCGTTTGCAAACGTCACAGCAGTAGCCTGAGCGTTTGTCAAACTCAAAGAAGTTGACTGACCGTTTACAACAGAAACCGTTGTGGTTGTGTTATTAGCCACTGAAAGAGTACTTGCATCCCCTGCCCTAATCGATAGTGAAGTCGAATTAGACGGAGTAACAGAAACACTAGTTGACTCACTAGTAAAAGTTACATTGCTAGATTCAGCAGGTGTAACTTGAACAGTAGTAGTCTGAGAACTCATCTCGTAACCTCTGCTGTAACAGTCACTGTGCCAGACATAATAGTTAGAACCACAGAGCCGTTTGTTTCCTGCAAGTCATACACATATGTTCCAGCAGCAATGTTTGCTGTCTGAGCAGAAGATAAACTAAATCTCATTAAACCCGAACTGGCATTAACAATCTCTGTAGTAAAAGTAGCAGAAACATCCGTTGAACCAGCAAACGGTCTAATTTGACCAGCATATGTTCTGTCGGTAATATCAATAGCAGTATTTGACGAATCATTCAACGTCACATCATGCGTATAAGTATCACCTTGATAAATAGAAATATTTCTTTCAGCAGCCATTCACAAACCTCTATTAAATTATACCAGCGATCACCCTATAGCATAAACGGCAACTTCTGACGAAGCAGTCACGACTTCAATAGTATTGTAATCGCCCGGAACATGAATATAGTCATGCACATGACCAGAAGCATCAGGAATCATAACCGAATGCTTACCGTTCAACTTAACTTCAATCCAATTATTTGTATCAACATTAACAATGTAAATACCATAGGTGTGATGAGAAATTGTCTGCTCACCATCAGAATCAGTTAAACTAGTATTCGAATACACAATATGTCCATCAATCATTATTTCCTCCATTATCTTGATTTTCGCCTCTTTCGGCTTGATCACCAGTAGTTCTTGGATCAGTTGACCCTTCCGGTGAATCTGCTCTAGCATTTCTTGGTACAGCAGATTCATTATTAGTGTTACCGGGAGGAGCACCAGGGCCACTGCTGCCCTGCTCCTTCTTAAGTTTTGTTGGGAAAGGCAAAGGATCATCTCCATCAATCCTTTCCGGCATATTCAAATCACTACGGACTTCATTAGGCGTAATAACCTCGGTACGCAAATACCTGTCATGAATCCTAGACTGAATATCCTCATCGACCAAATCAATACGTTCAAACTTGATAGAAACCAAATCTGTGAACTCAGCAATAAGTCGGTTAAGTTTCTTCTCAATAACAGATTGATCCGGACCAATAACCTGAGTCTTGAACGTCTTGTCAGCATCTCTAGAAACCGCAAGGTTAGCATTGTCATAAACACCTACCTTCGGGGCGGGAACCCTATTAGCAACAAGAATCTCATCCCGGTTTGACTTGCGGTACTTGTCAAATGATGCATCTTGAATACCTGCCTCAAGTTTCTCAAACTTGATATCGGTATCACCACCAAGAGATGCTGGCAAAGGAACAATAAGTGTTCCGTGATTTCTGCCCTTCACCTCCTGACGGAAGTAGTTGACCAATTCCTGCTTTGAACGATTGCTAAGTTTTGCACCCTTAACAATAATTGCATAGCGTGGAATAGCCTTGTTTTCAAAGTAATCAATATTATACTCTTTAGCAAACTTATCACCAATAATAGCCGCAGCAGCAGAAACGCTTGACGGAATACCATAATAAGTATTATTTGGTGAATAAGTCTTAAAGTGAATTACTTCGTTTGGATTAGGATCTGAATTAATCGGATCTTCTGTTTCCGTGTCTTGAAAGTTTCTAAAGTACACGGCTTGAATCTTGTTGCTCTTAGCTATTTGCACATACCCGTCACGATGACGACGAATTCTCATCAAAGTCGCTGGGATATGTCCAATATAGCCGATCTCGCCAGAATTAGTTCTACCGATTTCCATATAACCATTACCGGTAGTAAGTACGTCAAGCCATACTCTAGTAATTGTTTCAATAAACGTTTCTTCTTCATTGAAATCCTCGAACTTTTGCTCCAGATCCTGTCGGGTGTCTTGAATAGCTTTTCTGACTCTGGCGAGTCTTTCAGAATTTCCTTGAGCCTTTTCAAGCCTTCTTTTAGACTTTAGGGTCTCAGGGAAAGTGTAGCCCAACCCAACCGTGTTCATAACTCTAGCATTTATAGCAGCATTGTGAATTGCACTAGAATCATAAAGATCAGCAAGCGTTTCTAAATCATAAGGAGGAGTTACAACATCATACAATGAGTAACCGTCAAGTTCCTCCGGATCGATATATTTAGCGCCAGTGCCTTCAACGCCATCATACTTTTTTGCAAGACGGGTAGCCTTGCGCTTCATGCGTGATGACAAAGAGGTATACTTTACTTTCTTGAACGGGTCGGAAGATTCAACCTTTTTCATTGTCTGAAAGTAATTTACATCATCAATAAATTCTTCAGACTCAGTATCTTCCATATGAATCATTTCACCCTTCATTATCTTCTCCTATTAAGTTCTTTACGAACAGCAGCCTCAATAACATCTTCATAAGGATCTGGATTCAGCCCAGCAGCAAGACGCTCTGCTTGATCATCTTTTTCAGAGGCAGTAACCTTTCTGGCTCCGCCTACCCAAGTTGCATAACCTTCTTCGCTGCCAGTCCAATACTTAGCAGCCTGAGCAACTTGCTTTTCAATATTTTTATCATTCATGATGCCCTCTGCACACAACACACCATCGCCATCCGACAGCGGCTTACCATCAGGCATGATCCAAATACAGACACCATACGCCCTCTCAGGGACATAAAGTTCTTTACGCTTTACATAATCGTCAATCATCTTAGACATTCTACACCACATGATGTTCAAAAGCATCAGATAACGACAAAAAGCGTACCGGTTTGATACGCTTTTTGCCAGTTAGTGCTTAACTGTAATTATCTAATCGGGCAAGCTCCACCTTCACACTCAAGATCTTCAAGAGCATACTCGTTGATCTCATCAACAAAAGTAATTTCTTTAATCTTGCCTTTAAGACGAGTGTACTCTTCTTTTGAAATCTCCTCATACGGAGCAAGAGCAAAACCGTGATCACTGTGCAAAAGGAACGAAACCGATTTCAAGCGATCTTTATAATTCTTCTTCATCCATTCTTGAATCTCAGGCAACTCCTCCTTATGATAATAAACAGTCACAGAAACATTGTTGTCAGCCCAAGCAGCCTGAGCCTTAGCAACCCACTCCAACTGATCGACGGCCTTCAAGTCTTTAGCGAGCACAGCGTGCTCAGGAGTTTCGCATGGGAATGAAACAACACAAACAGTGTGGTTTTCTTTACCATCAAGACCAACATCATACTGAACGTCATAACCCTTATCACGACAGTAATTCACAAGAGGATCGCTACTTCCCATGCGAACTCTACGGATATAGTACTGAGAATAAGCAGGATGAATACCTGGAGTAACACCGGCAAGCAAACTCAAGGTTCCAGAAGGCTTTACAGTTGTCAACTTAATTGACTTGTTAATACCCTTCTCCGCTGACCATTCCTTATCGTACTCTCGCAGTTGCTCGTAGCAATCAGAAATCCAAGACAACTGCTCTTCCGTTGACTGCATCCAGCCAGTGATGCCCTGACCCAGACGACGGTTGCGAGCAATAACGGCCTGTGACTTAGGATAAGGATATGAGAGTGTCGTAATAGCCTTCTGCGTCTTATACAGTAGACGACTAAGATCCATCAACTCTTCTTTGCTTTCAATATTAGGCAAGAAAATTTCTGCAAGATTGCAAGGCTCACCATCTTCAAGACCGATCTCACCGCATGGGTTTGTACCAATTACTTTGCTGTCATTGACTTTTTCACCCGTCCGACCAGTCTTGCGAATAAGCTGACGATTAATAAGTCCGTAAGGCTCACCTGTGCCATCGTACCCCTTCCAGAACTCATCAATAATTTCATCGTATGAGTCAGCAAAGATTGAGTTGTTTGAGTTACCACGCCATGCAGGAATGTCACCCTTAGACCAATTCTTTGCACGCAGATACAAAAAGTCA